GTGCGGGTGGAACGCGATGTACTCGTGCTCGCCATCTTCACTGGTGAAGTGCACGCCGTCATGACCCTTGGCCATCATCTGCTTGCGCCACTTGGGGTTGTACGCCTTGGATTCGGACACGTCCCAATCGTCGGTCTTGTACGGGTTCTTCAGGTCCAGATGGACCGTGTATACCTTCGAGTGTTCGTTGCGCACGCCGTCAGCCAGCTCGCCAGCAAAGCCGTGGGCCATCTTCTTGTCCGGAGTGAACCACGCGGGTGTCTTGAATTCGTCGAAGTCGGCCTTCGTGCCGTGATAGGCAACCAGCGGTCCGACCGATTCATCCAGCGTGTCGCACGGGCCGAACGCGGCCTTCACTTCAGCCTCGTGGTCCTGCTTGAAGTGCTTGTATGACTTGGCCGTCTTCTTGGTCGCGGGGCTGTCCTTGTCGTCCGGTGAGTCCACATCCGGCCAGCCGCCATGCATCAACGTGTCGGCAATCGAGTCGGACACACCGAAGTGCTTGGTGAGGAATTCTTTGCGCGGATCGGTCATTGGAATGGTTTGACGCCTGCGAGACGTGCTTTCAAGATGTGACGAGCATTGGACGGTCCCCACTGACCGGGATCGTGTTCAGCCGCGTGCTGAAGTTGTTCGATGGTCGTGTGGTGACTGTGCCATGCATTCAGACGCATGGTTGGATCCGAACTATTGAGGGCCTTGGCGTGCACTTCCGGTGAAAGATTCGGATGCTTGAACGCATCGGCCTTCATGGAACTGTAGCCCTTCGTGGCTGCGTGATCGACGATGTCAGAAGGACATGCAGGGTTCTTCAGGGCTGTATGGATGGCCCAGTCGCTGTTGTCGATGCCGTGCTGCTTGTACGAATTCACAACGTTGCGAATGTCTTCGGCCCGTCCGTACTTGAGAAGGAATGAAACGCGGTCGCTCATTTGGTCCTCATGTACAGGGCGTGCTGGATGCCAGCATCGCGAACATCAGGATCCGGGTGCTGCAAAGCGGCATCACCCATGGCCGTGGTCAGGATGCCCTTGTCGCCTGCCATGCGAAGCGCCCACTTGGCGTTGGTGCCACTGACCTTGGGATGGCGGATGAAAGCCTCGAAGTGCGCCGGGTTCCATGAATTCTCCAGCACAGCGCCGCGAACGCGCATGGAAGGCTCGACGACGTGCTTGGTCATGTCCTCGTCGGTGATGTGGTGGCCCAGATCGAACGCAGCCTGACGCACGCGCTCATTGGGGTGCGCCAGCATCTTGTCAACGTGGCTGCGGTTGTAGTTGGGGTTTCGCCCCAAGGCATCCTTCAGCGTGTGCGCCGTGTGCATGTCCGGGTCAATGACGTCCAGAACCTGATGAATGTGGTCGGCAGTGCCGTACTTCATCATGAACTTGTGGTGATGGTTGCGGGGTGCTGGCATATCAAGTACCGTACTTATGCCAAGCAGTCGAATCTTGCAGGCGCTTCTCGTGCGACATCTTCAGGCGGCTGGATGCCAGCTTGCGCACGTACTCGCTCTCGCCGTGGTTGGCCATGTGCGTGAGCATTTCGTCCGTGACATTCTTGTGCATGGCAGCGGTCGTCTGGAGCATGGAATACGGGTAGTGAGCCGCGTCGTGCAAATTCTCATGAGAGATCAGCGGGTGGGCGCAGGCATTGCACATCATCTGCTCATCGCCCTGCTTATAAGCGTTGTTCACGAACTTGGCCGACAGGTTCGCCTTGTTGTGGTGAAACGCCATGCTCAGGAACTTGGGCGCGGCCATGCCTTCACCAGTGTTCATGTTCTTGCGCTCGGGATCGGCCATCTGGCGGTCCATTTCGTCGTCCAACATCTTGGTCGTGCCGTACTTGGCGATGAAGTGGTATCGCTTGCTCATCTTTGTTGCCTCTGGGCACGCAGCATTTGGTGGTGAGCCAAGACCTTATCGGGTGAGCCACCATCGAGTCGGTCTTCTGCGATCTCACGGATGTAGCGAAATTCGCTGTTCTGGTGCCGCTCGCGCAAATGATCTTCGGTCGTCTTCGGGTTCATGAGGGCGGCTTCCTGCACGTCCACATCCTCATGCTTGAGGGCCTTGTCGTGTAGTTCATCCGAGATCAGTGGGTTCTTGGCGACGTGCTTGCGCAGGCCACCGTGCCTCCACGCCATCTTGAAGATCTCGTCGTCGATGTAGGGGTTATGCTTGACGGCAGTCATCAGGCGAGACGCACGCTCGTAGGTGCCAGCGCCATCTTCCACGATCTTCTTGACGTGTTCAGGCTTGCCGTAGCGCAGCATGAAACGCCAGCGATCAGTCGTATCGGTCATTCGAAGTCTGCGAAGGGGTTGGATTCGTCGAAGTCCAAGACATCCTTGGACGCGTCTTTGATCGTCTCGTTGCGGCGGTAGTCCTGATTCACGGGCTTGTCACGCTCAGCGATCAGCGGGAAGTCCTCTTCCTCGCGCTCGACGGCACCCGAGCCGTCTTCCTGCATGACGCGCTGGCTCAAGATGTCGAAGGTCTTCTCCAGCGCCATGGTATCAACCGTGTCGATACCAGTCTGCATCGTCTCGCTGTTGAACTGGAACAGCTCGATCTTCAGCTTGTACACGTACAGCTTGCCCAGCTGGTAGAACTGGTTCTGGTGATCGACGAAGCGGATCTCGAACAGGCCATTCGACAGCGGGAACCACAGAAGGTCACCCTCGCAGGGCCGATTGGGTAGGATCGTCGTGCCGTACTGCCCCACCAGCTCGTTCCAGCGTTTGCGTGCGATGGTGATCGTGGCCTGCTCTTCGATGTTCAGACCGAACTTGGACATGAACTGGCCGCGACCACCGAAGTTGTCAACGTTGTCGAAGTACGCTTCGATCATGTACGAGTTCTTGAATTCGGACAGGTTGTCCTCACCGAGGACGTCGTCCTTGGCGACCAGAGAGCGCGGGATGTAGTAGAACTCGTTGCCGTACTGCTTGATCGACTCGATGATCAGGTCTTCGGCCAGATTCTGCTCGGTGGCAACACCGCGTGGGAAGTATGGGTTCAGGGGCATTACGGTCTATCCGATGCTGGAATGGCGTTGTAGTCGTCGATGCGGCTGCGCAGGGTATCGCTGGTTTTCGGATGGCGACGGATCGTCTCTCGAATATCCCCGCCCATGTGTGGTCTCGAAATGGATGTGGCGAAGGCCCAATCGTGCAGTCGCCAGTTCGAATTCTGGTTGTTCAATGCGTTCGTGATGGTCGTGAGGCCACCATTCTTGACGGCCCACCTCAGATGGTCCATCGAGGCGTGGCGATCAGTGGCAATGTCGTTGGCCGCTTGCGTGCGAAACTTGTTGCCCTCTGGTAGCTTGTCGGCCTTCTCGATGCGCGGATCCAGACGCTTGTCGCGGTACTCTTTGTATTCGGGGTCGTTCGTGTCGCGCAGCTTGTCCAGCACGGCCTTGTGCTTCATGTCGCGATTCGGGAACGTCTCGTGATCGTTGAATTCGCCCGAGTCGATCAGGTGCTTCAGCATCTTGTTGCTGCCGTACCGAATCATGAAGTTGACGCGCTTGCTCATGAAAAGTCCTTGTGAATCAACGATCTCGAAAAAGAGCCCGCATCATCCCACCAGCGGCAGGGCAGGCGACTGCCACTCGTCCTTCAGTTGCTGTTCGAGCATCTGGATCTGCGCGTCGGCTTCGTTCCACATCTGTTGGCCGTTGACGGCAACGCCGCCGACCAGCTGGATGCCTTGGAACTTCTTCAGGTTCTCGCCCCACTGGCGCTTGATCAACTGGGTCACGTACTTCTTCACCCAGATCTCGTTCCAGAACTTGGTGAATTCGTCCGGATCGACGGCTTGGTAGCACTCGACGATCACCCACATGCCTTCTTGGATCTTGCCCGATGTGCCCCATGACGAGTCGAGGTACAGGCGGTCCAACACGCGGTTGAATCGGAATTGCGGCTGGCCGTTCATCAGCATGTCGATCATGTCGAGGTGCTGCATGGCCTGCGTGTAGTACAGCATCGTGGTCGAACCCAGATCGAACATGTCGTTCAGGCGCAGCTGGTACTGGATGTTGAAGGGCGAGCCGATGCCGGGTGACCCCGTGTTGAAGTTCAGTACGCGGATGACGCCCGTGATGAACGCGGGCAGGCTGATGTACTGGTTGGTGACGTCCTGTGCCGTGATCTGGTGCTTGTAGTACACGCGCAGGGTGCCGTTCTCGGCATAGTCCTGATACAGCTGGATGGTGTCGTCGATCAGGTCGTCGATCTGCTCGTCGCTGACGTTGATCTCGTTGATCGTACCGCCACCCAGACGGCGCAGGCAGTACAGGGATAGTTCTTCTCGGGATGCTGGTTTGGCCATGGTGGGTGTAAGTAAAGGGATCGCCTTTATTTAACCCATGGCCAAGAAGCGCGCATATCCCGAACCTGTCAAGTACCGAGTCAAGAACCTGAAGAAGTATCGCGGCGATGCCACGAACGTCTGGTACAGATCGACTTGGGAGAAAAAAGTAATGCTCTGGTTCGACTTCCACCCGAACGTGGTGGAATGGTCATCCGAGGAAGTCGTGATCCCGTACCTGCTGCCCGAGACCGACCGCGAGGGCAATGTGCTGGGGCACTCGCAGCACCGCTACTTCATGGACTTCTCGGTGGTGTTCGAGGTGAACGGCAAGCGCAAGAAGTACCTCGTGGAAGTCAAGCCGTACGAGCAGACGCAGCCGCCCAAGATCACCGAAGGCAAGAAGACCAAGACGCTGGTCGAGCAGGCCAACACGTACATCAAGAACAAGGCCAAGTGGGAAGCCGCCGAAGCCTATTGCAAGTCCAAGGGCTGGGGGTTTCAGATCCTGACCGAATACGAACTGGGGATGGCCAAGTGAGTGCACAGAAACACAGCGACTTCATGCTCAAGTACGGTGACGGCAAACACATCGACAAGCTGATGCGCGCCGATCATCCGAACTGGCCTTCGGCGCGAACCGTGCGCGACTTGTTGCCCTTCATGTATCACGTCGTGTCACAGGCCCTGAAGAACCCCATGATCAGTCCCAAGGCCGCAGCCAAGGCAGCTGCGTTCCCCCACGAGTACACATCCAGTCTGATGGGTGACTACCTGCGGGACAACCACACCGTGCACCCGGACGTGCTCACGGCCATCGCCAAGCACAATGGGCACCGCGAATACATCCGCTCCATGCTCGATAGGCGCGAGGGCATGACCAAGGAAGCCTACGGCCATCTGGCCAGTCACGTTCAGGATCGCATCAACCGCCTGAACCCCGCCCACGAGGAAGATCGCAACCTGCACACCATCTACAGTGCCGAGCGCGACGGATACCTCCAAAAAGCCCAATAAATAGGTCAATGACCAAGCTCGATAGAAGCCTCTCCAAGGTATTTGGGGTGCCTGAACTGGGCGCGTCCGAAATTCAAGGCCCGTCCATGGAAGAACAAGAATACCCAGTTGCTGATGTGCAATCGACGTCACTGACGTCTAATGAACATCAGAGCACAGCCATCGTCACGGTACCCGATTCTGCGGGTGCGCAGATCGACGAAGACACCGAATTCGTCAAGCACAAGCTGAAGAGCCTGCTGGCCAATGGCGAGTCTGCATTCGCCACGCTGGCCGAGATCGCCAAGGCCGAAGAGCGTGCATCGCACTTCGAAGCCCTGACGGCCATGATGAATTCCATGTCGTCCATCGCCATGGGCGTGCTCGATGCCGAGAAGAAGCGCCAGCAGCTGAAGGCGGGTCTCGGTGAAGAAGGCCAGCCCGTGGCGCAGACAGTCAATAACACACAGAACAACACCACGGTGTTTGTCGGCACCACAGCCGACCTTCAGAAAATGCTCGACGCAGAAGATGACGTGATCGACGTCGAGACCACAACAAAAGAATGAGGATTGAAGATGTCACTGCCTAAGCTCAATGGCCCCAAGATCGCGTGCACGCTGCCGCTGTCGAACAAGAAGATCTACTTCCGACCGATGGTCGTGCGCGAGCAGAAAGCACTCATGCTCGCCCAGCAGTCCGAGGACGAGGACACCATCTACGCGACGATCCGCGAAGTGATCCGTGGCTGCACGGATGGTCAGGTGGATTTGGAAACGATGCCGATCCCGGACCTGAGCTGGCTGTTCCTCCAGATGAAGATCTCATCGGCGGGTGCTGAGCAGAAGATCTCGGTCAAGTGCGACAACTGCCGCGAGCAGATCCTGATGACGCACGACCTGAACGGTGCGAAGGTGGACACGACGGGTGCGAACCTGAAGATCGAGCTGACGCCAGAAGTCGGCATCATCTTCCGCTGGCCGACCATCAACGACTACATCCAAGCCTTCAAGTCCAAGGACTCGACGCTGAAGTACATCTTCCAGATCGTCGATCAGGTATACGACAGCGAACAGGTCTACACGAAGGACTCGTTCACCGAGGATGAATTCTCGGTGTGGCTCGAAGAGCTGAACGACGAGCAGATCAAGAAGATCCGCGACTTCATGGTGGCGATCCCCGAACTGCGTCAAGAACTGAACTACACATGCCCGCATTGCAAGCACGAACACCGCAAGCTCTTGGAGGGCTTGCAGGACTTTTTTCGTCTTGATGATGATCAATGAGTCCTTGGAAGAGTACTACCGGATGAACGCGGTCTTGCAACGGGAATGGGAATACTCGCTCACTGAGCTGGAGGAAATGTTCCCGTTCGAGCGCGAGGTCTACACGTCACTATTGCTACAGCATCTTCAGGAACAGAAAAACAAGCAGACAGGATAAGACATGCTACCCGGTGTTGGCGCAAGAGTTCAGATGCAACGTGATGGACTGGATCCCTCCAGAGAGATCCCGGTCGGCGGTCATCATCCTCAAGCCGTCAATGATCCCCATGGCGCGGCGCAACTCGAAGACCTGAAGCGGTCCATCGAGTCGCGTTTCGCGTCTGTCTCGACGCCGTCGAACTTCCTGCAAGCGGGCCTGTACAACACGTTGGGCAACAACCCCGTCACGCAGATGATCTCGTCTGCGGGTGGCGCGCTGGGTGACGTCTGGGACTCGCTCATGTCCGGTCCCGATAAGGACGGCCATTCGGGCAAGGCTGGTAAGGCCAAGGATCCACTCACGGCCCTGAACAAGCACACCGAGTTGCTGGACGACATCCTCTTCTCTCTCGACTCGATTGGCGATGCGGTCAAGTATTTCGCCTACGAGAAGGATTTCGGTGGGGATGGTGACGGTGGTAGTGACAAGCCCGGTCCTCGCTCGGGCAAGCATGTCAAGAAAAGGGGCAAGGGCAAGGACGACGAACTCAAACCCAAGGAACTGAAGGACGTCGATTACCGCACCAGCGAGCAGAAGAAGGCGGCGAAGCTCGAAGCCGAGCGCAAGCATGACGAGAAGATCCTCGACGCCCTGAAGAAGGATCAGATCGGCCTGCGCGAAGAGATCGCCAAGGCTTCGGACGAAGAGAAGACCGAACTCGAAGCGCAGCTGAAGGAATCGCAAGCGGCCATCGAGGAACTTGAGCGCAAGCTGGGTGTGCCTGACCACACGACCGACAACGAGCCCGGTGGCAAGTTTGATCCGAATGCGCGCATCAACATGCACGTCTCGCAGCTGGAGCCGCCAGCGCCACCCGTGCTCCAGCCTGATGCGAACGGTGTGTATGTACCGCCGAAGATCGACCCCGAACAGCGCATCAACATGACGCGCGATGAGTTCGAACGCGCGATCACCAAGGAACAGCACGACAACGCATCGAAGCCAGATCTCAAGTCTGCGGTCGATGCGAAGCCGTACGTGCCGAACATGGATTCGCCCACGGCGGCGAATGCCAACAAGTTCGATCCGGACAAGCGCATCAACACCACGTTCGATCAACTCGAACGTGACGCCACCAAGGAAGTGGCCAACAGGAACAAGCCGCAGGATCCGGATGCCCGCGTGGCCATCGCCCCGGACGAAGCCGCGAAGATGCGCGAGCAGGCGCTGGGTAAGCCCGAAGCGTCGAAGGAAGAGAAGGGCCTGTTCACCAAGATGTTCGACCGTCTGGGCTTCGGCAAGGCATCGAACATCATGGAGCAGTTCACCAAGACGATGCAGAAGGCATCCGGCGAGCTGTCCAAGTCATTCGGTGAGGTCTCGAAGGCCGCGCACAAGAAGAGCAAGCCGCTGGTCGATGCGATCAAAGGTTCCGAGAGCGCCAAGTACCTGAAGCTGGGCAAGAACGCCCTGTCGCAGAAGGCTGCGCCGCTGGTCAAGGCCATCAAGGGATCCGAGACCGCCAAGTACCTGAAGATGGGTGGCGACAAGACCAAAGAGATCGCCAAGCGCGTGATGGAAGGTGCCACGAGCACACCAGCTGCAATTGCGACGGGCAAGGCACCTGAGATCGTTGGCCCACCGACCAAGGCCGAAGAAGCCATCGCGGAAAGCGGGGTGACGCCGAACCCGTCTGCACTGGATATGGCCGTCGAGGCAGCTGAGGCCGGATCTGCGGCCAAGACAATCTGGGACGCCACCAAGGGCGCAGGTAAGAAGGCCGCAGGCTGGCTGGGCAAGGGTGTCAATGCCGTCAAGGGCTTTGCTGGCTCCAACGCTGGCCAGATCGCTGGCAAGGCGGCTGCGGTCGCTGGCGCGGGCTTTGCTGGCTACAACGCGATCAGCGAAGAAGCCGAAGGCAAGCACGTCGAGAGCATCGGTGATGTGGTGCCCGATGGTTGGAACAAGCTGAACCCGTTCGACTGGGTCCAGCGCGGTGCACGCTACGCGGGCAACAAGTTCAACAAGGGCTACGAGGCGGTCTCGGGCGCTTCGCTGGGCTCGGACATCTACGATGCCTTCAACAAGGATCCGATGAAGCAGATGGAAGCCGCAGCTGCCGAGAAGAAGGCTGCGCCGTCCATGGAACCTGTGAAGAGCCCGTCGCGCGCCGATGCAATCTCGGCCACGAAGGATGCCATCGACGAAGCGAAGGCCAAGCCCGCTGGCTCAGGTCCCGAGACCGTGATCGGCTCGGTGAACAACAACGTGAACAAGAACACGACGGTGTTGCCGTCGCGTCAGTCGGTCAACAACGCCGACGAGTCCTTCAAGCGATACATCCGCACCTACGACTGAAGCCTTGGTTCCGCGAATCCCGGCTTACCGTCGCACCACGCATCGTGACCGACGCAGCGGTTCTGTGGCTCGGGCTCGAATGGTGCGTGCACGAAGATGGCATCGGCACCGACCATGACGTGGCACGCCGGGGTCTCGCCGTTGTCGAGGTTGTCCTTGGCGTCCTGATCGTACACGTAGGCCGATCCCTCGCGGAACGGACACTGTTTGCAGACCTTGCGTGCCATCACTCACACACCGGGATGTGATCCCAGTAGATTGGTTTCTGCTTCGTTTCGAGGATCTTGGTGCCAGCGGTGGTGATCCAGTATTCGTCGTCGCGCTTGGTCACCAGTGACGGATCCTGAGCAGTTGACGAACCGAATCGCGTGGCCATCCACACGGCCTTAGTCTTCTCATCCCAGACTACGAGCAGGCGTTCGTTGAACGGCGGTGCTTCGTCTTCGAATCGCTTGAATGCCATGGTCAGTCGCAGAAGTTGTGGCCGCAGCTGACGCAGATCGGCGCACCGATGCCGATCAACAGGCCGTACCAGCAATCCGGTGAGAAGCCGCCATCCCAGTAGTGGCCGTAGATCCCGCCGATGATGAAGCCGATGATCCCGAGGATCACCATGGCCCAGAATTCAGCTGCGAAGTCGCTCATTTCTTCAGGGCCTTCACGTTGGCCGCGTGTACGTCGAACGGAATCGTCGCGAGGATGTCGGACGGCTTGACCATGATTACGTCGCGAGCGGGCTCATTCGGATAGAGCGTGGTCATCGACTCGCCACAGCATTCGCAGTGCAGGTATTCGTTGTGGTTGACGGTGCGACCGACCTGTTCCTTCGGGAACGCGCCGACGCCCTTGATCTTGACGTGCGTGCGGCCCACGGTGTATTCGTAGGTGACGCCGTCTTGTTCAACTTTG